CACCGAAAATCATGCCGCCACTACTAAAGGATATCGGCTCGTACCCATTAGTGATTTGGAAGTTAATCAGTGCCTGTCGAACAGATGCCCGTGTCTGATCCATCTCCTCAACAGTCCGCGCCCCAACCGTAATCTCCACCCGGGCCTCGATACGCTGCCGTACAGGCCCGACAACGGGGCTTGGCCCCCCTGCCTCGTTGATCGAAGTTATCCAGACATATGGGGCAGACGTAATGCCTTCCATCATGGCGGGATTCCCCAGAGCAACCTTACCGCTCAATCCGGGTATGGTTTCTAGTTGGGTGATTAGGTCGGAAGTATTCATGCCCGTGCCATCCTTGCTTGTCTGACACCAGCAGAATCCACATCATCGAGTTCAGTGATAATGAATTCGGAGCCAGCGTAGGTAACTTCCGAGTTGACTGTTACTGCTGGAAAATCAGCCTGACAAAGCATCAACCTCGCCCCGTTGATCAACTGCACACCACCACCCATCGACAGGTCGGTATCGGGCATGACAACCGCATACCCAGCTACCCCATCGATGGTTACTGCGTCCCCGAATACACCGAGGAGCGCAGTATTCGCAGTGGCGCACAATTGATCAAAGAGGCTTGGCATCGATTAGCTCAGGCCGATAGTCAGAACGGCAGTCGGGCGGGTACATACCACGGCAATGTTGCTCTGCATTTCCAGATAGTAGCCACGGTTACCGTTATCAATCGGATAAGCCGACATGTAGTACGGTGCGCCCAGTGCGCCAACACCGACACTATCCAAGGTATCCGCCGGGGCGAAGGCTTGGATGAACATATCCGGTACACCTACCGGGATGATCTTAGCTTTACCGGAAGAGATAACCGTCGAGCCGACTCCGCGATATCGAACCCAAGTAACGCCACCGAAGTTCACTGCATCGGTAGTACCTTGAGTACGCAGTGAGTTAGCGGCAGACTGGTTCAAAAAGGTTTCACGAATTGTTTTCGATTCGATAAGGCCGGTCCAAAAAACATCGTCGCAGATGGCGAGAATGTTATTGAACGGAATCCCCTTCAGAGCAGATTCCAACGGCTTGGTTATCTTTTCAAAAATGGCACTGCGGATTGCAGAATCGGCTGCGCCAAATGCGATAGCTTGAGAGGCAGGAGCATTACCGAATACGTTGCTTGGAGAGTTCAAGCATTGCATACGCAGATACTCATGCGTCAGGTCCATATCCCGGCGCAGCTTGGCAATAACTTCGTCCCGGCGATAGGCAATAGCCTCCCGTGCGCCAGTCACTCCGACTGCTCTCATATTGAGTACACTGTCGGCCTCGATACTGCCATCCTTGCGGTAGTGAACCGTTTCGAAGGTATGTACCGCTCTCTTCTCCAAAGTCTGCGCCTTACTCGGCGTACCACGCGGGGTAGAAGTAATCAGGCTTGCGTCATCGAGCGGTTGCTCTTCGATAGCCAGTACCGTACCGGACAGGGACTTGGTAGTGAAGATACCTTCCTGCGCCAGCATTCCGGGGATATAGGGGGCTTTCGCAACCGAGGCAATCAATTCCTCGGCGTTAAAAAAGTCAGTGAAAAAATCCATCGTGATTACCTCGCAATGATATTGATAGCGGCAAGATCGGCGTATGCCTTGGTCTTTGCGGTGGCATCGACAGCAGCAATCCACTGCAAGGCATCCTTCTTGACCTCTGCCAGCCTTACGATAGCCGTAGCGACGACATCTGCACTGGTGGCATCTACGGTCTGCATGAGGACGGCAGCGGCGGCATTCGATCCCCCGGAGTTACCATCGTCATACCCTTCGAACTTACCCGTGGCAGTGATCTTGCCCAGCACCGTGCCAGATACCAGAACACCGGAACCGGACTTGATAGTGATGGCATCGCGGGAGATAGAACCGGCACCTTCGGACAGCAGTGCTTCGTAATTACGATCAGGTTCGTTATAGGTAGTCATATTACTTAACTCCTGCTACTTGCTTGAGTAGATCAGCAGCAATAGTCGCTGCACGGGATACCGGCTTTTCCGCATCCGGCTTGGACGATGCCGTGGCACTGGCATCTACCTTTTCGGACCACATACGCAGGATGTCCTGCTTACATTCGTCCAAGGGTTTACCGGAGTCGATCATCCGTTCTGCTACGCTCTCATCGAGCTTCGCCATTCGGACGGTTTCACGAATACCGCTGATACGCTTGCGCTCAGTTACAACTGCACGTTGTGCAATCTCCTCGGGCGATTCAGCTACAGTCTCGGTAGGGGTTTCCGGCAATACTTCTTGATCTGCCGGTTTTTCAATTTCAGCGTCAGCCATTGCCGCACCTCTAGTTGTGATTGATACAGGGAACAGTTTTTCGGAACTGCGAATTTGCGCTGATGAATCAGCAGGAATCGTGACAATGGATAATTCCATTGGCTCGAAATCAATGGCGCGATAGATCGGCAAGCCGCCGCGCTTGGTGGGTTTTTCCACCTCGTATTCGTGAACCTGATAACCGACGCTGATATTCCGAAGGATGCCGTTCTTGACATCTTGGATAATCGGCTTTACTTCATCTCGGTCACTAAAGCGGACGGTAGCTTTCGCCTCATTTCCATCCACCCAAGCTCGTTCAACAACACCGATTACGGCATCGAGGGAGTAGGAGTTATGGTTCGCCAGCAGGGGCGCACCGGCATTCAGCCGATCCATGCGAATCGCTTCTGCCGTGATCACCAGTTCCTCGATATAGGGTCCGTCGAACCAATCATATCTGCGGACCTGTGCGCCGGTTGACCAGACCAGATCAACCGTCAATTCCTTGTCGTTAAAAGTACTCGCCTGTACGGAGGCGCGAGTACTCATCATCGGGATATTCTGTTGCTTAGTCATCCGGGGTATCCTTCTTGTCTGGGGTATCGGTTTCTTTATCCGATCCCGAATCGGGTGAGTCGGGTGAGTCGGGTGAATCCGGTGCCGAGGTTTTCGCCGATTGGCGGAAATCCGACTCGACCTTGAGGTCAAGCTCATCCAGCAGAGTCAGGTAATCGGCCTGCTCACGGGCAACCAGTTCCGGGTCAAACCCGAGTTTGCGGATAGCCTCGGGGATCGACATGAGTCCGCCCTTGCAAGCCGCCACAAGGCTCGTTGTCTCCTTGCTGGGGTCTACCATCACCCTCGCAGGGGGAGTCCACTCTGCGGTCATCTGCTTCGTGCTGATGCCGGTCTGTAGTTCAGTAGCCGCGAGAAACCACTTGGCTATGCCATTGCAGAAGGTCGGGATGAACGTCGTCCATAACCACGAATCGATATTCCTACCGAATTCCTGACTTCCCATACGGGCGGAACTGAAATTCACCTGAGAAAGGTCGCCTGTCAGTGCCTCGTAGGTGATCCCCAAGCCTGCGGCAACCCGGCGCAGGCAGGAGTCACGAAAAGCCGGGTCTTCTCCAGAAGACGGGGGGTTACTCCACTCGATATGCGACCCCGGTCTGAGGGAGTACATCGTGCCGGGTGCGAGGTCCGGGAGAGCGTCCTCAAGCTCATTTTCAAATTCCTCGGGATTATTACTAATCAGGAATCCGCACATGAGATTCGAGAGTTGAACTCTCTTTAAGGATGCGTCCTCGTATATCGCTAACTCCCGCAGGGTGACGGTTACTGGAGCAAACCAAGATACCCCCCGCTCCTGTCCCGGCCTGTCTTTGCGGTAGATGTGGATAATCTCGCTTACCGGGACACGGGTGTACTGCTGCTGGTTATCCAGCAGTTCCGAGCCGGGGTGGTTTCGATATAGCCAATAGGCAACCCGTCTACCGATAGAATCGTATTCGATGCCCTTTACAATCTTATTTCCACTCTTAGTGGGTTCGATGGGGTTATCGACCAACAAATCAGGTTCGATGATCTGAATCTGGAAAGGCAGCGGCAAATTATCTTCGGGACGACGAGGGCGCAGACGTACTATGACCTCCCCGCTCTCTACCATTGCGCGGAAAGCAATCTGCTGAAGACCATAGATATCGAAGCGGTTGTCCGCATCGCAGGCAGTAGTTTCTGCCCAATCTTCCCACAAGCGTTGTACCTTCTGGACCCTTGCTTTGGACTTATCGCGAAATTGTGCGCGAATACCGTACCCAATGGCATTCGAAACGATAACAGCAATCGCTTTGCTGGCCCACGGATTATTACGAATAAGGTCACGTGACCTATCGCGAATAATGTGCGCGTTATTGATTGCTTTGTTAGCGTCTGTACTTTGGGTATACCACGTAGATAGCCGTGCGGCCTGTGAGGCGGCATCGTAGCGGCGAGTATTGCTACTGATATCCTTGGACCGGAGCGGTCGCCCCTGTACGTCTACCAAAGCAAGGGCTTGCCGGGATTTCATAGCCCGGTCCCCGTCTTCGGCACCCACTTTCTTCCACGGGCAGTACTGGGCGTCTCGACACCCAGTTCCGATTTCATCAATTCGTAGAGAGCTACCAAGTCGCTCAGTTTTTGGTACTGAACGACTCGGCCATCGATCTCCACGCGAGTTACACCGGAGGCGAGTGCCGCTTCAACTGCCGCAAGTTGTGAGAGGGTAAAAGCCATAACGACTTTTTACCCCAAAGAGAAGGGACATTTTAAGGCTGGAAATGTCCCTTATAGGTAGGAGGACTTTCGACTCGATGTTATCCGTCGAATCTGTTTCTGAGACATGCCGAGCCTTTCAGCGATATCCCTACTTCTCAGCCCCTGCGAATGCATCCGCAGAATCTCTTTCTGCCGACGATCCACCGAGTGTTTAGCGATATAGGCGCGGTTACCCCCGTGGTCATTGCGCCACTGATCGATAGCCGCAAATAGCCCCTGTATGGCAGTCTGAGGAACTGCCGATACCAATCTCTGTTCAAGATCATCAATCGGGTCTGCCATAGTTAATCTAGCTTTGCTGTTCTTAGTGCGAAAGCTAACTTGCTCTCGAGTATTGCGTTTGCTTCTCTAGCGAATATCTTATTAGCGATCAGAGGTATAAATATCCTCTGCTTGTACATGCGTTTTGGCACAAACAAAAACAAAGGTACTGCTCTTTGATTCTTACCTGTGCCTTCCAATTGCCAGATGCCCATCGGGAGGTGATCTATATACGGTCCCCAGTTTCCTTGCTCCCTACCACTGCTAAATGGCCCTTTGGAAATACGAAAATCGACCTCAGTACCTACTCTTCTCGTATGTACCCCTCGCATTCTTTTTCTGGTCTTCTCCGTGCTGTTATCTTTAGGATTGAGCCTTGCATCAAAATAGCTCAGTAACTGCTGTATGAATCCCGCTCTCGGGTTGTCATACTTGTCTTTGGGGCAGAATTCAGTTTCAACAGCAAAGTAGCCTTTAGGCATATACTTCTTTGCTATGAGCCGGTTCTCCCAAGGCTTTTGCTTACGGAACCCGCCCCGAAACTGATGCGACAGTACGTATGTCTCGTAGTTACTATAGTTTACGTTTTCCCCGACTTTGCTAGACTGAAGTACGTTCTTGATGCCTTTGTGCTTTAGCCCGACCCAAGCACTTACCCCGTCCCGGTTATTAGTTCTTTCAACTACGATAGACCGCAACGTCCAAGGGGTAGGCTTGTGGAAAGATGTTCGCATCGCATCAATCGTATCCTTACGTATGCGGAATGCAATCTCATTGGCGGCAAGCTGCGAGGCGTACACCATTTGCTTTGGCAATATCTCTTTGAGAAACTTCTCAAGATCAACACCTTGCTTATATCTTATATTCGCCATCTTACATCAGCAGGCTTGATCGTCTCGATTTCAGAGGTTTCTTTTTCGGTTTCTCTACAACAATCGATTCGTCTATCTCAGGTTGTGGTTCTACTGTGTTATCTAGCAGTTTCGATCTTAGTGCCAGCCGTTTCAGCTTGATGCCGCTGGCCTTGAGACTTTCTAAAGCACAATGGGCGTATACCGCACAGTCGAAAGCCTCGTTTCTTGCCCCCGAGGGTTTTACCCATTTTCGCACAGCATGGCCGGATTGGTTAGTTTTTGTCTGCCGCCTTTCCACGGTCAACTGGCGAAAATACTCATCTGGTAAATCCGCACTGAAAGCAATATATCTTGGTGAATTTGGTTTAGTAACGGCAAGCGCAGATCGAATCAAATCTTTTGCGGTATCGACACCGACAACAAATACCTTGACTCCTTGCGATAACTTTGTAGTAAGCCCTCGCACGGGCCATATTGGATGCGCCCCATTGCGGCCCTTAATCGCATAGATACTCCGGTGCGCCCTGTCTCTACAGAAGTCATATACGTTCTGGGTATGATGCCCACCGCTATCGATTGCAGCGGCGCGAATTCTGAGGAACCTACCGTCCTGCGTCTCGTAACTGGCTCGAAGAAACTCGTCCAGTTCGCGCCAGACTTTCGGTTCACCGGGAGAACCGTGGAACTGGTAGTGTCCTATCACCCGTCCCTGTTCCGAGCCGGTGAACCCCCACAAGCTGGCCTCAAGCCGGTCATCTTGGGTATCCACCCCACAGGTCAGGATGGCAACGTCTTCGGGGACGGCATCCCACATCTCGCGGCGTCTCATCAAGACATCGGCCTTGACCGATTCCCCGGTACGGTCCTCGAAGGGTTCACCGAGTTGCAGATTGATGAAGGTTTTGAGAGTCTGCGGATTATCCTTTTTCAGATACCACTCATTTACTACCTCCGTGAAACTCTGCCACGGGCTGTATAGTGCAGAGATATGGAATCCCGCAATACCGTTCGATTCGCTGGTCGCTCTCCACTCACCTTTTGGCAGCATCCGCAGCTTATCGGAGTCGGAATACAAAGAGCCACATACCGGACAGGCCATCTTTGCCGTCGAGGGGTCACTTCCCTCCCAGATCATCTGGCTCCACTTGAGAGTATGAAATTCTCCGCAGTGGGGGCATGGCAGATAGTAGTATCGCTTATCAGATTGCTCGAATGCCTGAGTAATTCTGCAAGACCCCTCGTTAGTAGGGGTCGAGGCCATGATAATCTTACGATTCCAGAAGTTCGTGGTTCTTTGACGAACAAGGAATACCGGGTCACCTTCCGTACCGGAACTTACTGGAAAGCGCGAGATTTCGTCCATCAAACAGATCCGAATCGGACGACTCGATAGTTCTGATGGGGCATTCGATCCGACTAGACTGCAGTGGCCTCCGGGGAATGTCTTATGCCGGATAGTATTGCCAGAGGAGCGTGATTTAGGATCGGCGATCCTACCTCTTAGTACAGGGGTGTCCCTGACCATAGGGGCGAGGCGATCCTTACTAAACATCTCAGCCATCTCCACTGTCGGCATTACTGCCATTATGGGGGCTGGGTCACGATCTATATGGTATCCAAGTATCGCTTTGAGGATTAGCGTTTTGCCAATCTGCGAACTCGTACAGTAGACAACCTCCTTGATACTGGGGTCGGATACCGCATCGAGCATACCCTTCTGGTATGGTGCGCGTTCTGTCTTATACTTCCCCGCTTCGGCTGAATCCTCGGGACTCAGGTAGAGAAACTCATCCGCCCACTCACTGACCGTGAGCCTCGGGGGTGGGGTCCAGACTCGATTAGAGGCGTTATCGATCTTTCGAAGAACATCAAGGTATGCCATTACCCGACATCTCCGTTAACGCCTCATAGATCAGATCACGGGCATTCTGCTCCGCTTCTTGTATCGTAGATGCGCCCACCGATACCGCAGCCAACCGGCTTGGTAGGTTCAACAGTTTGGCCCGAGTATTCGCGACCATGTTCTCCCAATGGGCCTGTACGGCATCCGCAGGGATAACATTCTTCCTCTTAATCTCTTCCTCAAGCGCAGCGATATTGGCTTGGTGAAAAGTCAACCGGCCTTTCTCGGCTTGGAGGTCATAGGACTCCCCGTTGGCAGAAATCCCCAACTCCGAGATGATGCGGTCCCTTATCCATACCCCAGCTTTGTCGGGCGGGTATCTACCAATGCTGTCTTTCGGCGGCGGGTTCTCTTCCTTCGCAAGCTGAAATATTCTGCGAGTAGATACCCCGATCAGTGCGGCAAGTTGCTCACTTGACAGGGTTTCTGCTGCCATACTGCTTTTCCATGCGTTCATGTTCCGATTGGCAGTGAATACACCGGGTAGCGTATGGCACTGCCTTCAGTCTACTGCCCTCTATGAGTTCTCCACAGTCCTCACAGTAGTCATTGGCGCGGGATACGTGTCTGCGCCGATTCATGCTGCGAACTTGCTCTTGAAACTCCATATCCTTTTGCGCCCGATCTGCGTCATCTGCCATCTATGTGACCACTACTTTTTCAGTCTGCCCATAAGTTCTGGATGTACCATCTGGGTCGGGCTGACCTTACTTCCCCCGTTCTGGTATGGATAGGCTCCAGATTCATCATTAGCTGATTGCATTCGTGCCAAGGTGATATCTATGCCACGAAGCACATGATTTATCTCATCGAATTGTTTTTCGTGCCGTGTAAGATGCTGGTCTATGGCATGTTCCAATTGGCCTAACCGATATTCATGCTGCTGGATCATCGTCCAAGCCACAACAACGGCTCCTGCTGCACCGACACCGATCTTTATCCATTCAGACATTGTTTGACTCCGTATCTTGTGCCATATGTCTTGTGATTTGTTTCCATTCGGATCATGTGCAGTTAAGCTAGCCATATCTTTTCTCAGGTAACCGTTCTGATTTATTCGAGCTTGCAACGTATGCCGCCCATGACTCCACTTAATTGTTCATCATCAAATATCAACCTTCCGGTTGGTTCGCATTTGATGGAACATCCCGATAAAGCGACCGACAGGCAGCATACCCACGGAAGACAGTTTCCCCACCCGGATCGGCGGTGATCTTGTCCCCGGAGATGTCCAGATGAACCTCGGCGGGAACCGGCGGGAGATCGACTCTGCGGCACGTTACCGGGGGTTTGAGGTTCGCGATTTTGTCCACGATTTTGTCCGCTACCGGGATTTCGTGTTTGACTGAACATGCGGGTAGAAAGATTAGGGCCAGAACCGCAATCCAAAGAATGGGGTAGTAGACATATGATTCGCGAAGCATGGTATCCGGGTTTTCTTGCATTACCAAAATCTCCCGACGTTATTCGCATGTTTTCGGCCAAGCCGGACGCAATTCGCATACCCAGCTTCAAGTTGTTCTGTAGTGCCGTGTGGGTATACTTGGCATTCAATGCCGTTATGCGACCACGTAACCAATACATTCAACTTCTTAGCTATCTCCAGTGCGTCATCTCCGCACTGGCTCACTAACCCATTCATTGCTTCAAGATGCAGCCGCAAGTGGGTCATGCCATTGCCTTCAATCTGCGGACGGCAATACCGGCAATCTTTACTGCTTTATCTTTACCGTTGATGCACCGTCTAGCACCGACAAAGTCGGTTTTACCCTGTCGGATATAGTCGGTAATCTTTCTCCCAGTAAATATACCGTGCTTGAACCCATGCACAAGTATGAAACACGCAATTGCTGGTTCCATTGCGCGATCTGGTTGGGATACTAGGGGTATTCCGAGGATTTCCCCGTAACGTCGGTAGTTATAGTCCCACGTTAATTGGACGTACCCCCTACCATAGTACGGATAGTATCTGAGTCTGCGCTTACGGAACCATTCCGGCATCCAATACGCTTCGCGAACAGGTTTGAAAGTACCATTCGTCTCATGCTCAACAGTAGCTAAGACGTATGCGATCTGAGTTTTCAGACCGATACCCTGCCGAATACATTCTGCCTCGATGGCCGCGACGGTCCCTGCGCGAGTCGAGTAGTCCCGATCTTCGCTCAGGGAGTCGAGTAGAGTCGTTATCTCAGTCATCTTCCCGCGCCTCTTGCAGCACGTTTTTCAAGTCCCGCTCAACCATAATCTCTTTTGCGATTTCTGGAGGGGTATTTCCCCTGATGGCGAGGAATACGAGGATCAGCAGAGTCCACAAAAGTGGGGTCAACCACTTCTGGGTCTCAATATTGAAAGATTTGCTGTATTCCATCACCGCCAGCAAAACGGCAACAGCATTGGTCCCGGTATACGTAGTAAGTCCGTACCGCTTGATCAAGTTCATAATTACTTCCTCTCTACGATTATCAGCGCCAGTTCAACTGCACGATTGAATTGCCGCTTACCGAAGGTATACCCCAGCTTCACTACTTCATCGAGTACTGCTTCTTTCTTACCGTCGCCGTTCAGATCAAGTACACCGTCGAATTTCTCTACCGCAGCATATACTGCGTTGAAGAACTTCTTACCAAGTACCCAATGCGCTAGTTTAGTGACCAATGTGATTATCAATTTGTCCATATACTGTTCCTCCGATAGTATTCGTTACGCTGCCGCCGCAATCTGGTCCCCGGTGCTTTGAACCGTGGCGCAATTGGATACCCGTTCTAACTCTGGTGCCAGTTCAGTTCTAACCCCAAGCGGGATGTCCGAGAATTTAGTATCGAGGTTCGCGGCAGCTAATCCGAGTGCAGCACGGATGTTCTCTGCGGAGATAAAGGCTGTGCCTACGGTGTCGTCTACAGGTACTCCCTCGGCTACTGAACTTGCTGCGGGAACCGCACAGGTGCCGGTATATTCCCCACCCCCGTAGGTAGTGCCGTATCGCACATCCTCGGGGCTTGGGAAGGATTCCGCCAGTGCGCCAACGTCCCCAAAAGTGAGGAGATCGGACTCTTGGCTGTAAAGTACTACGCTCGTATCTGATGTCACTTTCAGTAGCCCAGATACTGGGAATCTGCCGTTTGCCGCACTGACCAGCGACCCATTAACTATGATTGGCCCTGTGCTTGATGTGATGGCCGCAGGATTTGCATCAGCCGCAGTTACAGTCCCATTGATGGTCACGGACCCCGATCCCGCGTTGTTAGCAGGAACCCCAGCCGCAGATGCTGTTACATCTCCATTGACTACGATATTCCCGCTTCCAAGATTCCATACTCCGTGATGTCCGCCCGTTGTTATAACATTACCTTCAATAGTAATAGTACCCCCATCAGCATTAGTCGCACCGGGCTGTCCAGTGGCGACAACATCGCCGATGATGTTTATCTGCCCATTGCTACTGTTGTAAGCACCATGTGAGTTATTAGTCAATCCTCCGGTTACGGTTCCTGTTATGTTGAGTACACCTGAACCTGAATTGAGTGCGCCATGGGTGTGGTTCCAGCCTCCCCCAGTGACATCGCCGTTTATATTCAGTGTTCCTGTCCCAGTATTCTGAGCGGCAGATGTACCCCCGTTAGATGCAACTACTTTACCGTTAAGGGTTGCTGAATTTGGATAGCTGCCTGAGTATTTGACTACTTCACTCCATGGTCCCGCATAAGCGTCTGCCCGCAGAGATACTCCATCGGCGAGTAAAAAGTGTCCTGCTGATCCCGTTGTTACAACCCGACCTGTACCACCTAAATCGGTGTTTATATTTACAGTTACTATCCGGCCATTCGCGATTAGTATGTCTCCAGCCACAAGCGCACTGTATGGGACATACGTCCCGCTGCCGTCTGCTGACGTATTCCATACGTTAGCGGCGTCTATGTTGTTCGACAGTTGGGCGTAATAAGTTGTCATAACGGTTTCCTTTAAGCGTAAGTAGCTACAGCACGGTCGGCCCACGCGACATCAGTGGCAGACTTAGTGTCAGTAGTACCGTCGCCAGAGATCTCGATGCGAGTGATCGTCCAAACCTCGGCGCTTTCCAACGATCCTGCGGGTGCTTTGCCTACGTAGTCATAGGGGGGAGCAAACTCATGCCGTATGGTTGTTGCCAATCCTGCGGCTGGCCCGGATGCGTCAAGGTTTCCCGTGAACGGGTTGAACCTGTACGTCATACCCGCACCACCGAGGTCAGCTTGCCGTCCGTATAGCCCAGCGTCAGTGTCGCTACCGTGTCCTCGCCGGATTTGTACACCACCCCGGTCAGGTCATCCCCGGTGTACGTCATCTCGATCCCATCGTGCGACGGGATGCTGAGTCCCGGTACGGCAGAGAGACTGCCGGTGATGGGAATCGGGTTGCCAGAATCGTTCTTGAACTCGACTTCGCCGCCCAAGATGAGCCTGCCGAGATCGTCTACGGAGAGCGGGACAACCTGCCCGTTTGAGAGTTTTACGCCTTCAATGAGCATTCGCTGGCCCCTAGATGTTGTGTTTGTTCTGCGCGTTATACACAACATGTTGTGTAGTGTCAACAGATAACAACAGGCGTTGATTGGCCCCTACTGGGCAAATCGGCTTGATGCGCGATAAAAACGAAATTCGAAGGGTGGGTGTTTGAAAACGACAATAGGTGTATGAAATATAACGAAAGTTGTAACTAGAGAAACATAGGGGTTCACACTACC